GTTTAAATGTTATAATTCAGCACTATAAATTTAATACTTTTATCGCTATGTTTCTAATTATAAGTGAAATATATTTACTCTTATTTCGAACTCACGTTATTTACTTCAGTTACAAAAACTTATCATGCAAACACTTAGTCAGGGCAGACACATTAAAAATTATTGTCCCGTAAAAGTTGTGACAAATAGTTTTCATCCCATCCCGCTTTTAGTCTTTTCAGATTCATACTTCCTTTTGTTGTTTTCTCATTCTTAAGCATGATAAGCGCCATCTTTGTTGCCACCGAGAAGTTTCTGGCTGCATTTTTTACCTTTTTACTGTAGTCTTCTCGAAAGGTAACATCCAGTTGCCAATGAAGATTATTCCCAATAGATCAATGCTGCCTGATGGCAGATGCAATCTTCTCAGGTCGGGTATTATCAAGTGAAGTTACATAGTATCTGACCTCTTGAGTATATTCCCCTGTTGCGACTATTGTTCTTTCCGACTTTATCCTTACAACAGACTTCAACCCCACAAGTTTCTCCTTGAACATTTTCTCCATTATAGATCCATAACTGACTACAGTACAGTTTCTTTTCTCAATCCTTCCATATCCGGCATTTTTCCGACACATGCCTGGTGACTCTATTGATTATTTCATCTCTATCCTGATAATAGTCAATGATTTGTTTAGCCGGTTGATAATTTTTTTTCTTATTCTCCTTTATAGCGATAATATAATTTGCATCATGCTCAATAATGGTCTGGGTTATATCTTTCTGGCACCCCATCGCGTCAATTGTAACAATACAACCACTTAGTTCCAAAGAGTTAATTAACAATGGAATAGCTGTAATCTCATTGTTTTTGTCATCTACTTTCACCTGACCTAAAGAAATTCCATTAGCGGCAGACCAGGCGGAAACCATCCATAATTTGAATCCTTCTTTTCCCCTAGTATGTTCTCCATCACATTGGCTTGGACCACGCATGAGCTTGCCATCTATAGCTACAACGCCTTTCACCTCCTGACAGACTTGTTTTACCCAATTACGGAAGATCAACTCAAAATAATCGGGCTTTATCATACTGAAGAATCTGTTAAAAGTATCATGACTGGGGATGAACTCCAGGCCGGGTATGCGACTCTTGAAAAAAGCAATTTTCGAATTGCCAAATTCCTCAATTTCATTCCAGGACTGGACCTCACAGATTACAGCAGCAATGAATATATAGATACTAGTTTCCATTTTATGGACTTTCTTGCGGTTCATACTAGGATCTTCTATTTGTTTACAAAGGTCAATTATACCAATTTCCATGTTAGTTTATGTTTCAATATATTTTATAAAGATAAGAAAAAACAATCGACACAAACAGACAATAACACATTAATAATCAACAATATAACAAATAAACAACAAGGAATAGTATAGTAAAAAATATAATATATTTACTCTGGAACGCTTAGTTGAATTTATAGTTTCACCAAGGTGAAGCAAGCGTATCACTTGGGTGACTACGCCTCTCCACTTAGATGCCAATGTATTGTCACCTAGGTGAAACCACAAAAGAAGACAGACAAAAGATAAGCATCCGGGATTGTGCGTGTTTTTTCCAGTCATAACAAAGTCAAAAGCCTAACGTACTTCGTTTGGCTTTTGATTTTATAACAGCTTGAAGAGAAATACACAAGAGGCCGAATGCTTACAATTCTTCCATAAACTTGACCAACGAGTGAACAATGCTTCAATCCATATACACCCACGCAGGGTGTGACTATGGTTGTCTATACACGTATTCACCTCGTCATTGTTTCAATCCACACACCCACGCAGGGTGTGACAACGTCCATAATGTATCCGGCGCAAGCTTCCCAGTTTCAATCCACACACCCACGCAGGGTGTGACTGCAGCAACAATCTTTTGTTCAGAATTCAATAAGTTTCAATCCACACACCCACGCAGGGTGTGACATTGGCTTCCTATTCCTTATTTTGATGATATACTAGTTTCAATCCACACACCCACGCAGGGTGTGACTCAAGCCCGCTACGTTCTTATATATCCAGTCACCGTTTCAATCCACACACCCACGCAGGGTGTGACATGATGTGGTGCGGACGGATGATATACCGTGCCGAGTTTCAATCCACACACCCACGCAGGGTGTGACACCTATAAAAATCTGATAACGATAGACGGAAAAGTTTCAATCCACACACCCACGCAGGGTGTGACCATCTCATAAGTGACAAGATCCTCGCCATACGAGTTTCAATCCACACACCCACGCAGGGTGTGACAAGGAGATTTGAATGAGAAGTTTGCGGAACGGGTTGTTTCAATCCACACACCCACGCAGGGTGTGACCACGTATGGATACATAGCTGTCATTGTTCGGATGTTTCAATCCACACACCCACGCAGGGTGTGACTTAACGGAGTTCGGGTGTGATATGAGTTATTTGGTTTCAATCCACACACCCACGCAGGGTGTGACAAGGAATAGATGGTCTTATTGATTGCGGAACGAATGTTTCAATCCACACACCCACGCAGGGTGTGACGATACAAGTTATTGTAGTTAAACCTAAAGATTATGGTTTCAATCCACACACCCACGCAGGGTGTGACCTATACAAGACGGTGGTTACTCCGTTTGGTGCAACGTTTCAATCCACACACCCACGCAGGGTGTGACCTTGTCCATCAGTGTGAGGTTATACACTCTGTTGGTTTCAATCCACACACCCACGCAGGGTGTGACTCTATATCTAATAACATATTATAAATCAGCAAATTTAATCCACTGTTATGCGAATCATCATTATTATTCAACTTCATAACAAAGAAATACCCTACAAATAATTTAATCTACTGATTATTAACACATGCGAAGATACTACTTTTTTTGTAACACACCACATTCGCATTATATTATAAGAGCCTCCTCAAGTTTATACGCCGTTTCAACACCTATTACTTCCACCCTCTTATTCTCATTTTTACTAAGAATATAAAAACGAACACTATCAAGAGACATATCAATAATATCCCTAACTCTCCCTTTTAGAAGAGAATATTGCGCTTCCGTCACTACACACTCAAAGACTGAGTTCTGCACCCTCTGTCCATAATCCAGACAAGCCTTGGCCACACATCGTAAACGGCGAGCCCCCTCTTTGCTTGTAGTATCCACATCGTAAGTCACAAGAATGTACATAATTAAAAATCATTTTATAAGAAATACCGGATAATCGTCAATATCCTGCCTGATATATCTTGCCATTAACATAGCCTGCACATAAGGCAGAAGCCCTATTTCAACTTTTTCATTAAGATAAGGATGAATTATCACTTCCCTTTTCCTTGCCTGCCATGCAGTAATAAAAGTCTTTTTCCCTTTATCTGTCATAACAACCCCATTATCACCTTGGAACAAGAAGTCTTTTACTGAAATCTGTCTTTTATTAATCAACGACAAAATAAAACGGTCGCCAAGGTAAGCACGTAACTCTTCCATCATATCTAAGGCCAACGATGTGCGCCCCGGACGGAGTGTATGGAGAAACCCGACGTATGGATCAAGGCCAACAGTTTCGAGAGCGGCCGCAACATCATTGGCTATCAACGTATATGCAAAAGACAACATGGCATTCACCGCATCCTTGGGAGGACGACGATTGCGACCATGAAATGGGAAATCAGTCTTCTGATTAAGTATCAAGATTGGCAATACCTCAAAATAGGCATTCGAAGCCATTCCCTCATAACCAATTAATTCCGTCTTATCTTGAGCCTTCAAAGCATCACGCTTGGCACGTTCCAATACTTGCACCGCCCTATTAATGTCTTCATTCTCACCATAATCACGAATATATCTCCTCAATATATTGCGATAGTTTTGAATCTTACCACCAATCATCAACCTAACCACATGCAACGACCAAGATGCATCGTCCGACAATTGGTACTGCTTTTTGCGTAACAGAACATTCCCTTTCGTAGCACCTTGAACCCTGCTGATAAATCTGCCTTGTGGAGAAAGAAATGTGAGTGATATACCATTGTCACTACACAATTTCATCACACCGGGACTTGCGCCCATATATCCGAACGTAACGATGCCCTCTATATTTATGACAGGAATACGAAACACCTCCTCCTGCTGAACAGATATAACGACATTCAGCCCATCCTTACTAAGATACGCTTCCGGTGTCGTCACATACAAAGTATTCAATAGTTTTCTCATAGATACAGATTTTTAGTAAGGTAATTATCTACCGAAGTACAATTATTTACCATTTCCGGCATGCAGATATCTTTCAGCGAGCACTTGTCACAATGTTTCCCATATTCAGCCTTCGGGATAACCGCTTTACTAAATATATCGTGCATATCCCGGGCACATTGTCTGACTATATTTCGCAGCTCCTCCGTTATATCCACATTAACCCGATGGCGAAGCTCCCCATAAAAGAAAGAGCCGTATGGTATATGGATAGCATACATTTCTTCTATGCACATGATTTGTGCTGCCAACTGCACTTCATCCACCTCGTTTCTTTTCGGTTTGCCATGCTTATACTCCACAGCAACCGGTTGCCATCGCCCCGGATAGTTGGGATGCAAAATCGTATTTTCAAAAGATGAGGAAGGAAGTAACTCTATGGCATCAGAGATTCCATAGAGTCCAAGTTCACGCGAAGCGATATTCACCGCACGCAATGTTATCTGGTCACCACACTTTTGTCTATAAAACGGATCATCTACATGCTTGTGCAGAATCTGTCCTTCGATGGTGAGACGATTATCATCCCATTGCTGCTCAATGTGTATCAAAGCCCATTGCCGGGGACAGAACCTAAAGTGCTGAATCCCCGACAACATGAGCATATCGTCTTCATTGTACATACGATGGAATTATATCAGTTCCTCAATAGTTACATTTGATGGAGCATTCTCCTTATCTATAGTAACTGAATAGTCGATGAATGAGCGTGGTGCTCCATCGCAGACTTTCTCCACTTTTACCAATTCAAACAACTTGTTGGCGGGAGCATTACCCAATATGGAGTCATGCTTGAAGACTATCAGTTTTTGAGCACTCATCAATCCACGTGCCGCCGAACGATCCACATCGAACATGTTCTTTAAAGCTTCCCAAAATAGTTCAAGGTCTTCTTCAGAAAATCCTGTCTGTTGTGCCAAGTTAGCGGAGATGAAGCCGTGACAGACATAGAGGCCATAAGGAATGGTCGCTTTACGTCCCTGTATTCCCACTTGTGATTCATAGGTCTTTTCTTCATCACGAGCTACACATACGGTTAATGCATGCTCTGCTGAAACAATCATATCTTGCGAACGGGCAAAAGTCATTTGAATCGGCCCCCTCACTTGTCCTGCGTTAGGTCCGGTTGAGAGTACTGCTCCAAAAGTCCTAACGTCAAAGAAGCGTCTGCACATAGCAATTTTACCAGCTGAACTCTTATCGGCAGGAGCTTTTTCTTTGATTTTTAGTTCTATTCCTAAATCTTCTTTGTACATTTTGCGGATTTCTTCATTAATAAAGACCTCTTCTCCAGAAATTTCTTTGGATTTGACAAGAATATCGTTACCTGCTTTTCCTGCTTGGGCTATTTGTACATAATTACGTACCTTGCGTTTCAAACAAACATCTGTAACAAGGCCTATACCAGTTTCAGCATCTATCCGAGGAAGATTACCTGCATCCGGGTCACCATTTGGATTACCATCTTGTACATCAAAAATGTAAACGAAATCAATTCTATTCTTTAATTCTGACATAATTGTATATTTTTAAAAATTATTCTTCAGTTTCTTGATTCTCTCTGTGAGCTTTCTGATGATAATAGCCGAGGAAGAATCGTCCTTGATCTTCCAAACTCAATGTATTAGGAAAATTTTGAATTAAAACTATTATCTCTTTCTTTTGATTATCAAAGAAATTAGCAAGGCCTTTCTTCTCTTTAGCCAATTTAGCATAATGACTGTTTGATAATTTGAGAACTGTTGAAAATACTGTAGATGGCGTAGATGAAGCCGCGTTCATGTAACTTGAACGAATGGAATCTTGTTTATTTGCTGCATATTGTAGGTTTTCCAACACGGCAAACAGCCTTCCACAAAGATACCCTTGATTTTGATTTTCTTTGTCTAACATAATATCTAATTTTTTATGGTTGTTATTTTCGTTTAGTCTGTTGAGATATGCCTTGATGATAGCAGCACGCACTATATTGACGGATTGTTCTGCACGTATGCGACGAATACATGCTTGAAAGAGAGAAGCCGGATACGGCAACCCTTGAAATATGCTTCTCACCACAGCATCAGGAAGGTTGGGAGTCGCATCACTTGACTTTCCTCCAAGAGTAACATTTCCAAGAATGGAATGCATTCCCACGTACGGCTTCTTATCTTTGCGAGTGTCAACCATCTCCATATCCGTAAAATGTTTACTTATCAAACCTGCAAATTCACGCAAAGGCATCTCATTCCAATATACTACCGCAATTCTTGCCGAATTAGGAGCCAAACCCAAAATGAAGAATTTGTCATCATCGTTTGCCGATAATTTTCCGTTATAGATAGACTGGAAAGTATCATATACTAACTTTATGCGCCTGTTTGAGTCGTCATTTTCTTCTTCAATCCGCCCCAACAAAGAAAATAGACTATTTTCGGACTCTTTTGAAGCCTCGCTATTGGAGGAAGCCCAGAAAAGATAAGTACGTGAGCCCACCATAAACTTATTGTGAGAATCCGAACGCAGCAAATGATTCAATGCGGTTGTATATGCAAATTCAGCTTCTTCTGATATTGGAGCATTGTATCCTTTAGATTTCCCATACGAATCATACCCGGAATTAACTTGAAATGCAACTAGTTTAGCTGTTTCTTGGCTTCCAAGTATCTTTGTAGCAGTTGTAATCTCTACAACTTTTGAATATCTCCCTGTTATCAAACAAAGATTTCCTGCCACGCCATGATTCTCGTCAAACAAATTTATCAATTCCCTTTTCGAAGCCACTATTTTCGTATCCCCTTCTATAAGGAAAGAAAAGGTAGAATATTTCTTATTAAGATTTTTGGCTATATCATCCCATAAAGAATCTTTCTGCATAGCCCCAACTATAAAAGAATGGTCTTGCTGATAAAATGCATAAACAGCTTTTATGTCCTCATTATCCGGAAAAGCATCATATATATCTTTTACTTTCGCCTTAAATACTTCAAAGTACTTACGTATCTTTTCCATATCCCCCTTATCGGAATAACCAAATACATATTTACAATTGTCATACAAATAGTTTGCAACAGGGGCACTTGACCGGCTAACACTTTTCTTAACAAGAAACCGCTGTGCCGACTTCTTATCTATGCGCCTGTCTTCAAAGCGCAGAAATTTTCCACATCTATCAATAACAATAATAAATCCAATCTCTTTGTATTCTAAACCAAAAGGGGCCACATCATCTCCACTTCGATGATAGTAATCATATAATGCTTTCAGTATCATCTCAACACCTCCTCACTATCTTTATCCGGTACAACAATCACTCCCTTTTTCATTTGGGCTCTATAAAACATAGCATTCGGTTTTTGTGGATTTTCCTCAAAGTCCATATCATAAAGCATAATGCCGAAATCCCTGTCTTCGGCTAAGGGATAATCAAGATTATCAGTACTTTCAATATACTTCCAGTTTGCAGAAAACTCACGACATCCGAGATAGGGCTGCGTAAAACATTGCCCTTGTGATGCCCTGCGTTCGAACATCTGATAATACTTCATAGGATTCTCGTCGGCACTTGGCTGATGCTTGGCAAAAGCCTCTTTCGGACGGTCTTTTACCGGAATAAATACTAACTTAGCATAAATTCGGTAACGCACATCCAACAGAAGCAACGTGTTCTTCTGCTGACGTTTATCTTCAATAATGATAGGTGATTTACTGGCAACTGCCCCCACCTCATTCCGTCTAATGGTAGCCCATTTAATAGGTCTGAGTACCTCAATCTTTGTTACCTGCCAACGCATGGCATAGCGTTTAAACAGTATCGCTTCAAAGATGGCGCGTGCCGCCGATGGCGTTATGACATCGTAACTCACACGCTCTACTTTCAATTCCGGACGAGTGAAACAAGCCCAATCGCCCCACACCTCCAGACAATATTCTTTATCTGTATATTCCATATCATTCATCGTTTTCCTTGTTTTCCAATAAATCTTCCGGCTTCTGACCTTCAAAAAACCTTTTTGCCGACAAGGGAGTTACCACTTCACGACCGGTTTTTTGCTCCAACTGTTCGCGTGCCACACGAGCCACATCACCACCGTCAGCCGCACACTGCATATTTTCACCCAATGTCTGAGGATTTTTAGCTTTAGTAATACTTGTCGTAGAGAGTTCGGCCAGCATATTAAGAACCAATTCTTCATTGGTCATATTGTCCCGGAGATTTTCTTTCTTCAAGCCCTTGAACTGTTTGTACTCCTTTGCCGACTTTCCGGTCCATTGCTGATAGATAATGTCTGTAAGAGTAGCATATTGAACACCTTCCTCTACATTATGTAGTTTCCATTGATCTGTAAGATCTTTACGGATTTCAATGCTCTTCAAGCGTTGGTTTATCCAGTTGTCAGAGTAACCAAGTCGCTTGTAGTCCATCATAGCTTGCTCAATACTCAACTCAGGGTCTTGCATCTGATCAAGACGTTCGGATGCTACATGTGCCATCCATTGCTTGAACGGTTCTGCCTTGGGAGATGGGATAGACTGAATGATACGTAGTAGTTGTTCTGTATCAGCCACATCTGTAAGTCGCATCTTACCGTCTGTGGCTTTCATTTTCAAACCGTGACAATTTGTCACGGTTTCATTTCCCTCTTCTTTAAGTCTTTGCTTTAACTTACGCCAATAAGCAGTTGCATCAACACTGTCTGTTAAAACTGACACCACATCAACTATCGAAAAATACCATTTTTCCTTTTCATCATCCCACACGGTGCGGACTTTACGTTCTTCAAACAATTTCAATGTTTCTTTCTTTGTCATATCCGTTTCTTTATATCATTAATACTTCCTCCAGCCAATGGTTATCAAGGCTGAGACCTGTGGCTTTATTATACTGAGACCTGTCTGCCAATACATATATTCCTTCCAATATTTCTTCGACAAGCCCATAGCCTTTCAGTTGCTTAAAATCATAGGAACGGATGCCTACAGTAAATTTCGCCAATTGCTTCACCAACGAGTAGGTACACCCCGATTCTTTCAACTGCTCTATAAGTTCCATGCTGTTTTCCCAATTTATGATAACATTTATACTCGTATCATCAATCAGGTGAAATTCTTTTGATGCAGTTTCAAAACATAACTCAGTAGGTTTGTAGAGCCAGTGCTTTATATCCTTTTCATCAAATGTTTGTTTTCTGCTATACAATTGACAAAAATAGGCTTTCATGGTAGAAGGAGCAAACCAATCACTATCTTCCGGCAAATTCAACCGAGCATTGTTGGAGTCAGCCATTGAACCGAAGAGCTTTCGCTTCTCTGCCGCCAGACTGAACACAAATGTATGTCCCATGGCACTTCGTCCTTCCCGATTGCACCGTCCCGCTGCTTGCAATACAGAATCGAGTCCTGCTTCTTGACGGAACACAACCGGAAAGTCTATATCCACACCGGCCTCCACAAGCTGGGTTGCAATGACCCTGACAATCGGCTGCGACTCATCCTTCAATAAAGTTTTTATTTTACCAATAGTTTCGTGTAAGTGGGCAGGGCACATCATTCTAGACAAATGCAATTTCACTCCGTCATTGGGCAAACGGTCATACAGCTCTTTGGCATCTTTACGAGTGTTCACTATGCACAACACCTTATTATATTCAGACACCTTTGCAGCTATCTCATCGTATGTTTTTCCTGTATCATCGATTGACAACTTCACACGGCGAAGCTGGTCATGCAAAGCAAATTCTTCCGGAATAATTTCCTTGATATGTTCTATTCCCTTAAAATCAGCTTTAGGATTTGTTCCTTCTATCAGACCACTCAGTACCGGCTGGCTTGCCGTGGTAAACAATACCGAAACCCCGAACATTTCCTGATACGCTTTCAGCGCATCGACTATCGGCCGCAAGAAGCCGGTTGGCAACATCTGAACCTCATCCAAAACAAGAATTGAATTTGCCATGTTGTGCAGTTTGCGGCAATCAGATGTTTTATTGCTAAACATAGATTCAAAAAGCTGTACATTGGTAGTGACAATAATGGGATAGTCCCAATTCTCTGTAGCCAATTTTGCTTTTTCCCTATTTTCCTCGTCCTTAATATCATCGGGGTCGAAATTACTATGATGCTCCAATACATTTTCTTCACCAAAGATTTCCTTCAAAAGCCCTGCCGTTTGCACAATGATACTGGTATATGGGATGGCGATGATGATACGATTCATTGAATGGCTTACAGCATGCTTCATGGCCCATAACAAAGAAGAAAGTGTTTTACCGCCTCCCGTCGGAACTGTAAGACTATAAAATCCTTTTTCGCTTGAAGAAGTTCTACTGCATTGTTCTTTCACTTGCTGGCGGATGCGGTTCACTTTCGTATCGGCTGCATTCGATTGCAGTTTTTGCATATATGCCTCCAGCTGTGGAAGCAAATCGGCAAGCGTAGCCGAATTTCCCCGCTTCCGCCATGACTCTACATCCATAAACCGTTCTGTATCGAGCCGGTCGGCATCTACAAGACAGGAAAAAAGCATACGGGAAAGGTGATGAAAGTGTTTCCATTCAACCTTTGATTTAGAAAAAGGTGAATCAATAAATTCTTGGAATAATAAAGGTTTGTTTATGCTAATGTCACCCTCGTTTATTTCTTTGGACAATAGCCTCTCTTTCAATATGTTTTCCACATCCCCGAAATCATGTAACCCTGTGTGATGAGAAATAATTTGGTTTACAAGAAGATGGGAAACATCCTTTCCCATAAGTTCTTTTGCCAATATTCCACCCACAAAAGCATGGGTATGATCATCATAGCGCTTCTTGTCACTCGTAGGCAAACCATTCATCTTGCGTATGTATTGCTGGAATGCCGCCCGTTCCTTTCCTTTGTCATGAAGTAGGCCGAGCGCACGCCCCCAAGAAGGAAGTCCGAACTGCCCGGCGAAGGATGCCGCCATATCAGCAACCCCCTTTTGATGTTCATCATTGGTTTGTATCATCCATTGACCATTATCCCTATTTTGATACAAATGGGATATCAACTGATTTTCCTCTATCATCTGATTAAATTTATAAGGCTAGCATTCCACAAATATAGTGAATAATATCAGACTCTCGCAAAAGAAAATCATATTTCAAGTCAGCTCCATCAGTTTTCATCCTTAAAACAAGAAATACAACCAACAACGACAAGAACAGGCATTCCGCTTTGTCGCCTCTACGCGGAAAAAAGAGAACAAACCATTTCGGGGGGATACAAAAATTTCCGTCACTACATCTCTTTTAGAATCAGTAAGATGTAGTGACGGAAGAAAAAACAATCTGATTATCCACATAGGTAATCCAGCATTTATATTTCAAAACAAATAACGTATAAAGCAAACGTTATCGGACATTCCCATGTGATGCAATCATCCATCAATGATGCTTTTATGATATGATTGCAGATAATTAGTAAACATCAAGCTTTCACCACCGCCAGCAACTCATCCGGTGTAACCAGTGACTGCTCGCCTGTAGTCATATTCTTCAAAGTCAGTTTCCCTTCGTTCATTTCATTTTCACCAACAATAGCGACAAAAGGAATCTGCTTGTCATTGGCATATCCCATCTGCTTCTTCATTTTAGAAGCATCCGGATAAATTTCAGCGCGCACCCCTGCTTCACGGACTTTTGCCAGGATAGGCAGACAATAAGCAGCCTCTTTATCGCCGAAGTTTACAAACAACAGCTCGGTTCCGTTCACCGCTTCTTTCGGATACAAATCCAACTGATTCAACACATCAAAAATACGGTCGGCTCCAAAAGAGATACCTACACCAGACATACCGTCCATACCAAAGACACCGGTCAGATTATCATAACGGCCACCACCACTGATGCTGCCAATCTGCACATCCAAGGCCTTCACTTCAAAAATTGCTCCTGTATAATAATTCAAGCCGCGAGCCAAAGTCAAATCCAATTCCACTTCACTCTTCACACCCAGTGCAGACACGGTTTTTAATATGAATTCACTTTCTTCCACTCCCTTCAATCCCGCTTCACTGGTAGCAAGGACAGTCTTCAAAGTTTCCAATTTCTCTTCATTGCTTCCACTCAATAAAATAATCGGCTGCAATTTATCAATAGCCTCTTGAGGAATCCCTTTAGAAGCCAATTCCGCATTTACATTTTCCAATCCGATTTTATCCAGTTTGTCAATGGCTACGGTGATATCTACAATTTTATCAGCCTCCCCGATAATCTCGGCAATACCGGTCAATATCTTACGGTTATTGATTTTAATTGAAACACGTACTCCGAATTTACCAAATACACGGTCTATCATCTGTACCAGCTCCACTTCATTCAATAAAGAATTGCTGCCTACCACATCGGCGTCACATTGGTAAAACTCACGGTAACGCCCTTTTTGGGGACGATCCGCACGCCAAACCGGTTGGATTTGATAACGTTTGAAAGGAAAACTTATTTCATCACGATGCATCACCACATAGCGGGCAAAAGGTACGGTGAGATCGTAGCGCAATCCTTTTTCACAGAACTTGCTCGCCAGCTTTACCGCATTGCGGCTCAGCAATTCCTCATCGGTAATGCCGTTGAAATAATCACCTGAGTTCTGTATCTTAAACAATAACTTATCCCCTTCGTCACCGTATTTTCCCATCAAGGTAGACAAATTCTCCATAGAAGGAGTTTCAATCTGCTGATAGCCGAAAAGATGAAACACATCACGGATCGTATTGAATATATAGTTACGTTTCGCCATTTCCACCGGCGAAAAATCTCTCGTTCCTTTAGGTATACCTGGTTTTGCTGCCATAATGATTCTATTTAATTTATTTTGAGCCACAAAGATACTACAAAAAAGTGGAATACAGAAGAATGAAGTAATAGAATTGATTTACAGAGGTTTCATTTAAGCAGCCGATTATCTCCAACGCCACCACAATCCTTGCCGAAGCCAAGTCAAGACGTCGCAACGTTACTTGTTCGTAACCACACCATATAGGTGACGAAATTGGCACGAATGGCAAAACAAGGCGTTGTGATATAGTGAGTTACTAACAACTCACGCGACAAATCCAGTTACGGAAAAAGATTGCGTCGTTCCTCCGTGTTTTGCGTACCGACGAAGGATTCTTCACCGACTAATTTTGAACCTAAAAAAATTAAGGACGATGAAGAGTACATTTTCAGTTATCTACTACCTCAAACGTCAGGTAGTGAAAAAGGACGGGACAGTACCCGTCATGGGACGTATCACGGTGGACGGCAGCCAAACACAGTTCAGCTGCAAACTGACCGTCGATCCTAAGCTGTGGGACACCAAAGGAGGACGTGTCACGGGCAGAAGCACGGCTGCACTCGAAACGAACCGTATGCTCGACAAGATGCGCGTACGCATCAACAAGCACTATCAGGAAATCATGGAGCGTGACAACTTCGTCACTGCGGAAAAGGTGAAAAACGCCTTTCTTGGACTGGAACACCGCTACCACACGCTATTGCAGGTGTTCCGGCAACACAACGAGGACTATGCCAAGCAGGTGGAGGCAGGCATGAAAGCCAAAGGCACGTTTGACAAATACAAGATCGTTTACAAGCACCTGCAAGAGTTCCTCACCATCCGCTACCACGTGAAGGACATCGCCCTGAAAGAGCTTACCCCCGCTTTCATTTCCGATTTTGAAATGTTCCTGCGCACGGACAAACACTGCTGCACCAACACCGTGTGGCTGTATGTCTGCCCGCTTCGGACGATGGTGTTCATCGCCATCAACAATGAGTGGCTCACGCGCGACCCGTTCCGCGAGTATGAAATCAAGAAGGAGGAAACGACCCGCAGCTTTCTGACGAAAGATGAAATCCGCCTGCTGATGGAAGGTAAGCTGAAGAATGCGAAGCAAGAACTGTATCGTGATTTATACCTGTTCTGCGCCTTCACGGGCTTGTCGTTCGCCGATATGCGCAACCTGACGGAAGAGAATATCCGCACCTACTTTGACGAACACGAGTGGATAAACATCAACCGCCAGAAGACGGGTGTGGTGTCCAACATCCGTATGCTCGACATAGCGAAGCGCATCATCGACAAATACCGTGGGCTGTGTGGGGACGGCAGGATATTCCCCGTACCCCACTATAACACGTGCCTTGCCGGAATCCGTGCCGTCGCCAAGCGTTGCGGTATCACCAAGCATATTACATGGCATCAAAGCCGCCACACGGCCGCCACGACGGTGTTCCTCTCCAACGGCGTACCCATCGAAACGGTCAGTTCCATGCTGGGACACAAAAGCATAAAGACAACGCAGATATACGCGAAAATAACCAAAGAGAAGCTCAATCAAGACATGGAGAACCTTGCCGCGAGATTGAACCAAATCGAAGAATTTGCAGGTCGTACCATCTAAAACAGAGAAGCCATGAAACGTGACATAATCATCATTGAGGACAAGGCGGTCAGCGTAACCGGTAACGATGTATGGATGACCGCCGGAGAAATCGCCAGACTGTTCCACACGGGTGTCCCGGCAGTGAACGCCGCCATCAAAGCCATCCTCAAAACGGACGTGCTGAACGACTACGAGGCATGCCGCTACATCCAACTTGAAAACGGTCTGTATGCGGATGTTTACTCGCTTGAGATAATCATCCCCGTCACCTTTCGGCTGAGCACATACCATGCCCATCTTTTCCGCCGCTGGCTGATGGACAAGGCACTTGCAAAAGACAAGCATACCGCCTACATGTTATTCGTACATAGCGGAAAAGGCGGTTACTGCTGAAAAGACGATGAAAATCAATTAAAAACGGACAACCATCAAGCTGTCCGTTTTAACTTTAAAATAGTCAATTTTGAATATACAAATTATGTGCTAAAGAATATGAGGTATCAAAATTGAGATGGCTTATATAACATCTCATACTTTAACGAGCCACAATCAATGTACATATCATATTCCGCAATTCCTTTTTCTTGTGCTATATAATGCAAAGTTTTCTTGTGGATGTTTGAAATTCTCTCTCCATAATAGATTGCTTTAGGAACAATTTTCAGGCTTGTTGCACGAGAATGTGCGGCAGGTTGTTTCTCTGAATGAATAATACGCCATTCATTTTCATATTCCCACTGTGTGGATTTGTGAATAGCCATTTTCAAATGCGATAGTGAATCTATATTTTTAACATCCAGCCCCAAGCTCTTTGCTATATACCATTGAATAAAACTATTTGCATCAAAGCGGTTATTATCATATATAACAGGCAAGATACAACAATTCATTTCTCCTTGTTCTAATAAGAACCTTAAATCATATTCCAATGCAAACCCTTCATGATTTTGGGCATAGTGACTCCACATTATAACAGAATCTATGCTTTCACTTAAACATGCTATTGTAGATACGACCTTTAATGTATCCCCCATTTTTAATAGGATTTCTTTCAATATGTTTTCCATTACAACACTAAAAAGAGCTAATGTCAATGGATTTATGCCGTTACACGATATTACCTGTTTTTTTAAACCTGTCAAATTGTTTCTTCCGAAAAATTGGATTACACTTGGAGGAAATTCGAAATCTTTAGTTTCAAGTATCTGTTTGAATTGTTCAAGAAATTCTTCTGTACAACAAGCTCTCATTTGCTCTTGAATATTATCCAAACTATAATAAACAAGAGTGTCATAGGGGTCATTAAACTTATCAGCAGTAACAGCATAAACCAGATCCTTGTCAAAAGCATCAAGGTTTAATGTTGAACAACTCCTATATCTATACAGTTTTTGTGGCAACATTGACATCAATGCTGCACTTATAGGATAGATTCGGGATTTTATGTCCTCTTGCTCAATTCCTTCAGGAATTATTGTGGATTCTAACAATTTTGCAAATTCACTCCGAAGCATAATGGTATTCGTTTTAACCACAAAGGTACGCATTTTATTCCGGAATGTCAGGACATTACTCCATCGGTTTGCGGTAATTCGCCTCCAGCAGTTCACGCAATCCCGATTCGGGGTAAAGCACCTTCCCGCCTAAAAGGATAAAGGGCAACACTCTGTTGTTACGGTATTCCTGCAAGGTACGGCGGCTCACACGGAGCAACTCCGCCACCTCCCTGTCCGTCAGGTAACGTTCCCCGTCCAGCGGTGGACGGTAGTTTTCCAAAAATGCAGAGAGCCATTTAGAGCCTTTGCGCATATTCTGCACCACGGTGGCAAGCGGCTCGTCCTCCAGTGTAAAAACATCGTTGTTCTCGTTCATCATAACTTTGGATTCAGTGGGTGAATAATAAGATTACCTGCCGCCGGGATAGAGCGTACCGATAAGCGGAATCAGCCTCCTAACTTCTTCCGGCTTGTAATAGAACCTGCGGTTTATCTGCGAGTAGCCGATAAGCCGCTTGTCGCGCAACGTCTGCAACGTGCGCGGGCTGATTCTCAACTGCCCGCAGACTTCCTCGCCCGTGAGCCATCTTTCCAACCGCCCGCCGTCGCTCTTGCGCCTCAGGGCGGCAACCTTCTCCGAGAGGGCGTTGAAGGACGCCACCATCATCTCGAAGGTCTTTTTCTCGATAGATACAATTTCCATATTCAAAACATTTCAGGTTTGCCGCAAAGGTAACGCCATCCTCATGAACGCATATCGTTTCCCGCTGAAAGGCTGTATGTTGCGCCGTCTGTCCGGGTAATGGAGCCATTTCCAATAAAAATCTTACGTGAGACACGTAGTGAGCTGTTAAAGCCCCTTTTGTTTATTGCCGAATTTTGCCGCAGAAACCAAAAGAAAGGACTGAATATGAAAGTAATAACGATGGAAAGTTCCGCTTTCACCGCATTGACGGAACAGATAGCCGAGATAGCGGCACACGTGCGTGCCGTTTCCGGCGAAAGAAAGGAAAAATCCGCAGACAGGTTGCTCACCACCCGTGAGGCGGCGCACCTGTTGAATGTGAGTACCCGCACCCTCCAGCGTATGCGTAACGAGCATCGCATCGGCTATGTAGTGCTGCGCGGCAAATGCCGCTACCGACAGTCTGAAATCGACCGCCTGCTTGCGGACTGCACCGTCATGGAAGACGCGGCGACACCGACGGAACTGAAACGCAACCATACGCTACGCACGGGCGGCGGCAAACCCAAAAGAAGGAGGACGTGACATATGGAACTGCTTACCCGAAACAATTTTGAGAGCTGGATGCGGAAGCTGATGGAACGGCTCGACCGTCAGGACGAACTGCTGCTGTCCTTGCAGCCGTCCGGCAAAGCCCCGAACCCGATGGAGCGTATCAGGATGTTCGACAACCAAGACCTCTGTATGCTGCTCCAGATAAGCAAGCGTACCCTGCAACGCTACCGCAGCATCGGCGCGTTGCCGTACAAGACGCTCGGCAAAAAGACCTATTACAGCGAAGAGGACGTGCTGACGTTCCTTTCCGGACACGTAAAGGACTTCAAAAAGGAAGATATAGCCTTCTACAAGGCTCGTATCCATAATTTCTTTCAAAAATAACCCATTAAAACATTTTTCAAATGGCAAAGAAAAAAAGCGAAAAGGACGTGCTGATAGTCC